GGAAGCAACCAAATAGTTCCCAGCTTTCTAGAACTTCTGGTTCTACTACACCATTGCCACCGTCTAGTACTTCAAGCACTGTACGGAACTTGTAGTCTACACCGCTAGCGGCACTAGCTTGCTCATAGAAATCATATTGCTTTTGTAGTTGCTCGGCAATCGCCTTGGCTACACCACCAGCAGCATCATCTCTTAGTGTTACGCTCACTGGGTTCCAAGTTGGACGACCTGCAATGTAAGCCTTGCTGTTATACACAGGTAGTTCGATTGGATCAAAAGTAATTTGTGGTCTAGCAAATGTTACAATTTGTTTGCTAATTTCCAGTGTGTTACTATTTGTGCCATCTGATCCGAACCCGTAAAAGTATCCTCTAAAGCGGAACTTTAATTTAGGCATCAATAGGCCCTGTGTTGCTGTTTCCCCTTTAATGGGTACTGTAAAATTATTTAAATTTGCCATATTATACCTCTAGGTCTCCTGGGTTCTTTAATCTAATTGGAATGTAGATAAACTCAACAGCTTTAATAGGCTGTATAGCTACATCTACCCATAGTTCATTGTTTGCTATTCTGCTAGCAGTATTGTTACTATCGTCACAAACTACTAGGAAATCATAAATGCCTCGTTTAGCTACTAGATCAACTAGGAATCCACTAACAACTGTTTGTACACTATTACGTGTAATAGTGTCGTTTGGTTCAAAAATGAACGGTCTTGTAGCAATAGTTAATTGTCTGCGAACATAGTTAACTAGACGTGCAACATTGATACGATCCAGTGAACTTGCATTTGGGTTGAGAGTTTTTTGTCCATAAACCATCAAACCAGCGCCTGGTAATACAGACAATGGATTAACTTTGTTATTGTACATAACATCTCTTAGTCCCTGCGTTACACCAACACTTACAAATCTTCCTGTCACACTGTCAATGTAACCAATTGCACTAGCATTGTCTACTAGTCCACGACGTGTACCTGCTGGAGCGAACCAAGGATAGCTCTGATTATCACTCTTGATCATATTACGTAGAGCTACGTGACTTGCTGGTACAACGATTTCATTTCCAGATAAGTCATTAGTCTGAGCGTGTGGGAAATAGACAGCAGCGTAGGGACTTGCTACTGTAAGTCCTGCTTCACCAACAACATCATAACTATTGGTGTTTGTGGCCCAGGCCTGGATAGCTGTTCCAGTTGCTGGTAAACGTAATGGAACGTCACCAATAACAAAAGCTGTTTCTTCTCTGTCTGTATTAAGAGCTACCATATTATCTAATAGCTCAGGATAACCTGGGCAGCAGATAATATTAAAGATATTTGATTCTTCACGTAGTCCATCACTTGCATCAATTGCTGCCTGTAGTTTAGCAACTACAAATCCACGTTGAGCTTTTCTACCAAAATTAGGCAATCCACGGCTATCCACACCACTTACATTTACCCAGGCGCCAGTCTGCCAATTTGGATCTGTGTTCATATCACTTCCAGCATCTGCTGCCGTTTCTGGCCAATTAGCTGGGCTAAAGTAATTTGAACGATATTGTTTTACACCGTAGCTACTTGCTCTTGTGTTAAACAGTAGCATACCTTCAGGATAGAGTGCAGGATCAGGTGCATCTAGATCTAGGTAGGCAGTGTCTTCTCCGCTACTATTAGTTGTTTCCCAGGCTGCGCTGCTTAAATCTGCGATTGTTGGTAGGGCACCAGTTGCAGGGTTAACGTTTCCATATCTTGCCCAACGTGCATCTGCAAAAATAATACCGGCTGGACTTGTGCTATCAGTTTTGTCTATTAGTACCCACTGATCTGCGCCATCCTGTATCTGCCAACGATAAATCATTGGGAAGTTGTCGAGGTCACCAGTATCAACCCAAAGATCACCGTAGGCAAGTGCTGTTTCACCATCACTTTGTGTGCTAGGCTCACTTGCACTTATAATTGGTCCTTCTGGATCAGTAGCAGTTAGATCGTAACCGCGATAATCTGCGTCTAGGGCTCTATAATTTCTCCAGTTACCTGCACCGTCCTTGACAAGGATGTCCACCCTAGTTGCACTGTCGTTATACCAAAGCGTGTTATTTGCTGGTTCTACTGTGGGTGCTGTGTCCTGTGAACTGTAGCCTTCACCATTATTGTAAGAAGCAAGGTCTGTCCATCCAGTAAGTGCAAATGTGTCTCCTAGCTCTAGAGATGGATAAGTATCGTCCGCAGCAGTTCCAAAACCTGCATAGGTAAATGGAAGATTTGTGCCATCTTCAACCTGAACATCGCCGCCATCTTTGTGTGTAATTACAATTTTTCCATCGCTGTTGAAACTAGCGTAAACCACCTGACTACCAACTGCATTAACAGCATTGATAAAATCTGCAACAGTGAATGAACTGCCAGTTATACTACCACTTACAGTAGTAGTACTAGTATCACTAGGTGATGCTCTAAATGTTAGGCTAAATGTGCTAGTAGCAACTAAGCCCGTTCTAATGTTAACAGATGTGTTAGCATAGGTATTTGTGCTTGCAACTGTCAATGCAGCACCAGCTGCTAGGCGTCTGCGGAAAAGCTGACCACCTAGACGTGGTAAGTTGCCTTCTGTTGCATTAGAATCTAAAGCACTGTAAGCATTAAATATAGTTCCTTGTGGGATATTTTTTCCACCACCTGTTTTGTCTAAATTGTAAGTAGCGTCAAATACGCCTATCCAACTTGTAACATTTTGAGCTTGCCATTGTTCGGTAAGCTCGTTATATCTTTTAACACTAATACTTACTCCACCACCACTTGTGCTTGTTTTTTGCCAAACACTACCAGTGGGCTTGTTATTAGCTGTGGTTTGCCATCTTGGGACCTGATTGAAAGGAGCCTGGGCTGTAACTGCTGCTTGGTAAGTAATATTAGTTGCACTTAAAGGTAAACCTAACATTGTCATTATAGCGTTGCTAGTAACTGAACCACCTGTGCGATTAATTACTAAAACTCCACTATTGCCACCAAATCCTGCTTCCTGTGTTGCTGTAACTATTAAAGTAGAACCGCTTACTCTAGAAGTAACACCAGTTATGCTTGCACTATTAATTGCAGAATTAACTACACTAATGTTAGAGTTGGCTGTGATGCTTACGCTATCACCGTTTATGAATAAATTGCCGCTAGATGCAGGTGTAGTAAAAGTAAATGCCGCAGTTGGTACTTTTTGTTGCCAGCCTTGACTTCCTACTAATACCCACGTGCCATCATACGCTTTATAAAAAATAGGATGATATTCTTCTAGTTCCATTACAGCATAATCACCTACTTCTCCAGTAGTAGACGCTGGAACTGTACCAATTACATCAGCACTTAAAAAACTTACTGTCTCGTCCTCTGGACTAGTAGTTGTATCAACAGCACTAAAAATACGAAGGACTTGTTTTTCTGTAAAACGCTGTGTAGTTGCGTTCCATTCAAAGATACCATAATTGCTAGCGTCTGTATCTAACCAATAGGTTCCTGTGACAGGATTGTCTGTGGGTCTAGCAGTGCTGCCTGCTAACTTAGCTAGGTCAACATTTGCTCTTTGTACGTAGGCACTGTTGCAAACTGCTAGTGCGCTGTAGGCAGCCATTAGGCCGTATTCGTTTAGTTCGCTACCGTTGACAGGAACATTGTCAATGTTTTCAAAGTTTGGTGCACCAAATGTTGTAACTAGATCTCTTTGGCTGGTTATATTATAAACTTTGTCTGCATTTTCTGCTAATGTTCCAACAGCTAGTGCTGAACTTCCAGGTTGTGTTTTATTTTCTGCTGTAGCGATAAGTATGTAAGGTACAGTACCAACTGCTGTGGGCGCATAAATGCTCTCATCAATAATTTGTACTTGTACGCCAGGGCTCACTAATGCCATTTTGTTCTCCTAATACTAACTTAATAGTCGTTATAGTTATTTAGCACTTGGCTAGAAAAAATGGTACTAAAATGCCCTTACTTACGGTTTCGTTAAATAAATGTATGATAGAACGACGTAAAATTTGCCCAACTTGTCACCTACGCCCAGTAGCAGTCAACAAACATAATCATAATACAGGCAGAATCTACTATAGAAAATTATGTGATGCGTGTATACGAATAGGTAAAAAAGTCCCACCACAACTTCAGGGCTGGATCAAGGCTGGTTACAGGAAAAAGAACCTATGTGAAAGGTGCGGATTTAAAGTAAAATACCCCGAACAGTCCAGTGTATTTCATCTAGATGGAGATCTTAGAAACTGTGATCACAACAACTTAAAAACTGTGTGTCTAAATTGTAGAGTGGAACTTCAATATAGTAAATTACACTGGCGAGAAAGTAATGTTAGATCTGATTAGTTTATTTTTTGATCAATGCTTAGGCAAAGATCCTGGATTGAACCATTGTTTTCTATAATAACATCGAATTCCGAGCCCACCCAGGCCCATTCACTTAGATGTACATCGGGATATAACTGTTCCATCAATTGAGTCTGATCCTGTAGTATCCAATGAGCATCGTAGCTTGTGGTATTTTGTCTATAGGCTACATTATACCATTCAGGCAATTCACCTCGGGATACCCACCAGACTTCTCCACCTAGTTTTTGTATTGTTTTAATTTCATTGGGGAAGCGACAGTCGCTAATAACTATATTTTGTTGGGTATTTCTTAGCTTATTTTCTAAACTGGCTATCCAGATATCATTGTGAAAAGCTGTTCTTGCAACTTCAGTGCCCCATTTTTGTAATACCCAGCGAGGAGTCAGATTTGGTATTTTTAGTCTCGTAGCCCACCAATCGTCTACGATCTCCCTTTGGGCTCGGTGTTCAGAAGTTAGTCCTTCCAGCATTTCCCTATCCCAGCCAAAAATAGTAGCCACAGCATCTTTAAGAGATCCTGCCCAGCTTTCCCTTCTAAAATGATGATGTGTTGCCAAATAATCCGCAACGGTGTCCTTACCTGCTCCTATCCAGCCAGCTAGTCCTATAATTTTTTTATTCATAACAATCCAAGAAAAATCCTGTATAGGATATACTATACAGGATCACTAGTCAATCTATTAGACGATGTTAACCAACTACCCAAGTAAGTGGCTGAGAACCGTCAATATATCGCTTTAGTTCTTCGTCTAGGCGATCCATTTCTTGCTGTGATTCAGCAAGAAGTGCAGTTCCATTTAATTGCCCTGCTCCTTGAGGACCTGCTACACTAGTAAATTTACTACGAGCTTGCCCCAGAATACTTTTACAGAATGCAAGAGTATAATCCTGAATCCAGGGTAGGATCTGTGGATCACTTATTAACATACTGTCGGGTTTAGTATTGTAAACGTGCAAAATTACACTTTCCGTAAAACCATCAATCTGTGGGCTATGTACTTTTAGCTCGGCTATTTGGCCACTAGTAAGACTTGATCCTAGCTCTTGCAGGGCTTCCACTGTGATTTCTGTATTATTGTTAGCTACGCTTTTTACTCTATACTGAGCATTGTATCCTTCTAGTTGGCAATTTTTAACAAATAAAGTATCCCCAGCTATAACAGGTTGTGCTTGAGAAAGAACAAATGTAATATCCGAACCCACCGCTGTGCCAGTTATATTAACATTTGCGATCCTGAAATAGGTTATGCTCTGAGAGGGCAGTTTTCTTACAAGCGATAGTTTTTTAGTAACTTTGTTCCAGGTAAAATTAATATAGCCACCAAACATAGTCATTGCAAGTTCCTGGTACTGACTAAACAGTTCATAGTTAACTAATCCGCCCACTCTTCCAGCTACTAGCATATAGGTGTTAAGATATCCTGACGCAAACGGTTCAAATTGGCTAGCTGTAGTGCCTGTCACACTTCCTATGCCTCGTCTGTAGATAGCCTTGACTGTGTCTATATAGTTAGGTAGTATATATTCCTGAGTTTCAGGCAGTAAGTCTAGAAACACAAAGCTTTCTTCTACTGCATTGCCAGCACGTTGACGATATCTAGTAAGTGCTTGTTTAATGGCTATATCGTAGTGCTCTTTATCCAATTCTACGTCTACTATTTGATCACCCAATCTCAATCTAACATAATCAATGATATCATTTCTTAGTTGATTCAGCGTCTGGATTTGTTCGTTAACTGCTATAGCTTGATCTTGGCTAATGACCCCGGGGCCGTCTAAGCTTAGGGCATAAACACTAAGATTGTCTTGTTGGTTAAGAGTTTGATTGTCCAGATTGGATCTGTTATAGGCAGTAGATAAATTAAGTGTTTGTGGCATATTGGTTGTCCTTGACTTTATTTATTTTGACCTAGCGTGTGACCCAACCTCCTGATATTGGAAATATTTGCCCCACAAAACAGTCTGCGTATGAGCTAGCTAGGTAGGCAACAAAATGGGCACTTTCGAAGGGTGACATCATACGCCCAAGGGGTACAGTGTGTTTTATTGTTTGTTGTAGTGCTTCTGTAGATATCGTTTCTTTAGGATAATACATTTCAGTTTCTACAAAATTTTGTGCTATAGCATTTGCCTGTATATTGTGCTCGGCTAATTCTACCCCAAGTGCCTGTATATAGGATAATTGAGCTCCCCTAGCTGCACTATATACTGTAGATCTATCTTGACCTTTTAGAGCTGCGGCACTTCCTATTACAATAATTTTTCCTGATTTACGTAACAACATTTGTGGAAGAACTGCTTTTACCAGTCTAGGCAAGGGATCAACCGTATAGGCAAAAGTTTTACGCCAAATTTCATCGGTTACATTTTCAGCTTTATTGCTATCTCCAGGTATTCCTGCCCCAATTATTAGGACGTCAACTATTCCTACTTTGCTAATAAGAGTTTGGGGATAGTCAGGATCTTCAAGGGTATTGATGTCCGCAGTAACTCTTGCTCCCAGCTCTTGAAACACCTGCACAATGGCAGGGCCCATCATATCGTTGGCCTGGGTTACTAGCACTCTTTTATTTTTTAAATCTGCTGCAATATCCATTATTATACAACTTTAAGTAATATTTGATTCTCGTTAATACGTCCAGAAGCCTGTGTTTCCACAGCCTTAATTCCTGCCAAAAACTTCCGTAGTTCTACCTTACCAGCTTTAGCAAACAACTTTAGTTGTTCTTCAGGCTTGCGCAGTGTTTTACACACACTCTTTGCAGCATCATAACCAGTTAAACTAGTTCCTTTGACTCCCAACGGCCCCGTTACTGCGTCAGCAATATACTGTATAAGCTTTCGGGTCTTGCTATCGTAGACCCAAAGTTGCTGTGCCCCTAGTATACTAGTAGGGTCAATGCTTACTAGTTTAAGTGTTTTTTCTTCTTTAAGATATTTTAATTTGGCAACAAGTTTCTCTTTGTTGGGCGCTCGTTTAACTCTTGTTTTCTTGGTTGCACGTTTAACATTCCTATACTGATCTATTGCTTCCAATAAACCATCTATCCAGGCATAGCGTTTTTTAAAGTCGGCTGCTTTAAAATGACCATAGGCTTCTGCTAACTGTGCATCTTTCTTGGTCTGAGCAGTCTCTAATTCCGCACGCCTATCTAGATAAACTTTTTCAATTTTGCCCAATTGTGCCTGTGCAACGTTCTGCGTAGTTAGAAAATCATAAAACTTAATAGATTCCAGGTCATCATAGTAGCCTTCCAGTTCCCCAATAGTCAAACTTGTTTTTTCATTAAGCCTATCCTGGATCGTTACTACCTGATTGGGAGTTTTAATTTCCTCTACAACAACAGGCTCAGCCTGTTCAATAGCGTTTATAATACTGGTTTTAAGAAAATCTATCTCACGCTTCCGCAATGGCATACCTCGTTTATGAGCTCTAGCAATACTACAGGCTGTTATAGGTATGCTGCGATCAGGACTCCTAATAAAAGCAGATAGATCAGACTTAGAATAGTTATTTTGTTGCATCCATTCTACAACATATTTTTTAAGGTCTTTTTGTGTAAAATGGTAGTT